GGCTGCCAGCAATGGCATTGCCAGCAAGGTTGAGCGCACCGAATCCAACAGCGAGCGCAGCACCTGCCTTGACCATTGATCCAAAACTTGCACCGACCGACTTCGATACTTTTTTAACGGTATCGTCGATCGTCTCTGTCGATTTGTTCACCTTCTTTACGGTTTCCGTAAAGCTCACATCTTTCGCAGAGAAACCGACTGTAATATTATTGCTCATCCTAGAAATTTGAATGCGTCTTCAATTAGGGTCAGCGAGTCAAACGATGGTGTATGGTTTGCATACGTCCGGTGGATGCCCTTGGAATACAGGTCGCAGTCGATGATCTGCAGTCCAGCGGATATAGGCAATTCTTCCATGATCTCGGTGTAGCCCCAACCGGTCACGCTAGCGATGTGCCAGACATAGCTCGCGATCCAGTTGGGTATGGCTAGTTTTTTGACGCAGGCGATTTAGGGCTTGGGTTGAGCGCCGTTGACGATGCAGCCAGATAGGTGTTCATCGAGTCGTTCATGATCTCGACATATTGATTTAGCCCGGTGTGATATGGCACATGCTTCTCGATCCAATCGTCCACCGCGTTGAGGAATTCCGCCTTGTTGTTGACCACCGAGCGGATCGTCTCCTTGTCCTCGCTGTGGAGGTAGACGAACGCGGCGGTCTTGGATGTCGGGTCGCCGAAGTCGTCATCGAAGACCTTGTTGCGCTGTAGCCATGACAGGCTTAGCCCGGTCATCGGGCGCAGGACAAACTTGCCCTTTTTCTTTTTGCCGTCGGTCATGCCGTCATGTCTCAATGCCTCGTCGTCTGTTAGTTCGGTCATATTTGTATTGGTTAGATTAGTTTGGAAATGGCAAGCTTGGCGGCATCGCTAGCATTTTCTGAGATCGCTACCTGCCGCCCGTTGACCTCGACGACCACCATCCTCGGCGTGGCTTTGATGTCGGTGATCAGCTCGTCACGGTTGGCGGCGTATGCTCGCAGGTAGTTGATGACGTTCTCAGGGTCTTTCTGGGCGAGTGCATCTGCCCCAGTCGTCATGCCTTTTAAAACAACCTCTGCGGATAGCCCTGCTGCGTTGGTCGGCTCAAACCAGTAAGTGGTCGAGTCCTTGCCATCGCGCCTCACCATGCAGGTGAATGCCACCTTTTTGAATCCTAGCGTCAGCAGTGCCGTCGCGGTCTTGAGGTTGGAGGTGTAAAATAATTTCTGTGGAGTCATGTTTGTTTGCCCTCAATTTTATGCCGGAGGGCGAACGGCAATTCAGATTAAACCGTGGTCATCGTCGATGCGTATTGCGTTGCGCTAATCGAGACTTTCTTGAACTCGCCTTGGCTGCTCGACTCGTTGACGGTATCGACGATGATCGTGCCGCCGCTGAGGCCGCCGGTGCTGGTGACGTTGGAAAGCGTCAACAATGCAGCCACATCGTAATCAACCGCGCCATTGATAAAACCTTCAAGCGAGATTGCCGCTGTAAGGCCGCTGTATGCTACAGCGACAACATCATTGGCAGCATCACGCACCTCGGTCTTCACCGAGGAAACATTGCGCGAGAAACTGGTGAGAACTAAATTCGTCTCGTCTACGATTCCGTATTCGAGATCAGACGCGGCTGTGCTTTTGTAGACTGTTGCTGGCATAATGGTTGGTGTTCTCCATTTGCCCTGATGTCAAATCACGGTGCGTCGATCTGCGGCTGCACGTCGAATCTCGTGCAGAGCGTTTCAATGCTGAAAGAAACTTCTAGCACGCTTTCATCCCACTCTTGGGTGCTGCCAGAGTACGTCCACGAGTAGACCTTCACAAGGTCACTGGTCGTGGCTTTCATGAAACTCACATCGGTCAGGATCGTTTCGATCTGGTCGATCCATGCGTCTATGTCCTCGTCGTCCCCAGCATGGACACGCAGCGTAGCTGTCAGCTCGATACGCTCGACGTTCTGCAGTGCCTCGCTGTGCGCGGTGGCGGCAGTCACATCCACCGCAATTAGCGGCAGTGCTAGCTCGCCGCGCTGCTTTGCATCGACGATGACGATCGATTCGTCCGGCTTGCTTGCTTCCAGCACGGCGATGAGCGAAAGTTTGATTCGTTGAGAGGTAGTCATTTGAGTTTCTGATTGGCTTTTTCAATCGTTTTCGCAGTGGTGATCGTCATCCATTTCATGCCGTTCTTCATGCCGTCGGCGGCAGCTTTTGCCACGTCCTCGGTAGATTGGATTTTTTTGATGTATGTCACTTCGTTTGAAATCTTGACAGCAGTCTGGATGCTTTTCCCTGATACCGTGTGACTGCCTTTTGCACCGTTAAGATGGCGTTCAATGATTCTATCAACTCCGCTCATCTTTGGCTTGCCGAGGTCATTTGAAATCTTGATCCACGCTGCTTTTGCACGTCCTACTTTTGCCACGGCGCGATCCTTATAACTGTCTCGCTCATAATCTGTAATGAGGTCGCGCCACCAATTACCTTTTTCTTTACGAAATAATCTCTTAGCAACCACTCCATCGCGCCTTGCATTATAGTGAGCAACTTTCATGCTGTTCGTTGCTGGAAATGCCCCAAGGTTTGTCCCAAACCATGCTCTGTCAACTTGTGTTTCAATGCTTTTTTGAAATTTTGCTAGTTTGTTTCCTTTCAATCCATAGGGCTGAACGCTAAATGCTAGGCTCCGGCATGCTGACTTGGCAATCCTCTTCATGCCCTCCTCGGCAGTCTTACCAGTGGCTGACTCAAACTCAGCTAGAGTGCGCTCGAAATGAGCGATGATCGCTTTGTTTGTCTGTATCTTCATCTCCACGCAATAGGCGTGAAGTCAAAATCACCTTGAATCACCGGCGCTCGCCAGCGTGAATTTAATATTAACGGTGCTAACGTCTACTATAGCCACGCGGAATGCATTGCCGTCGATTGTGCAGCGTTTCTGGAGCATGCTGTTCGGATTAAGTACTGCCCCTGGTTGTGCTTCCGCAATCGCCTGTAGATCGCTCTCAAGTCCACCTAGTGCCCCCTCATAACTTTTCTGCGCGTTAGGCATCACGACCGCGAACGTCTGACCGGCGCAGATCATCTCGCGCGTGCCGATCATCTCGTCAGTCTCGGTGTGTCCAGCGTTAAGGAAGTCGTCAATGCCGCTCATACTAGGGGGCGGGTGTCAATCGAACAGGTCGATGCGGTGAACGCTGCGCGTCACCGATCTTGGTTCGTGATTGCCATGAGATGCTTCCCAAGATTTCTGGTGTCTTCAGCATTCAGAATAATTTCATTGCCTTCCATTGACATCAGAATCACCCCTCCGTCATGCTGCTCTAATGAATAACAAGAAGAAAGCGAACAAGGCGGCACATGCGACGCCGAGGAAGCCGTCTGATCAATTTTGGGCGTGTGTTCTGGCGACGCATGGCCTTTGACGTTCGGCTCGGGTGCTGCCGTGGTCGACGCGTCGTGCTGATAGAAATGTAAAACCTCTGGGATGTGAACCGTCGTCTGTGCCATCCGTCGAGCTTGCTCGCACCATATCAAGTCCTCTCCGTAGTTTGTCTCGCCGAACTGACAGTGCGCCACGCGGCTCCGTCTCCATGCGTTGACGTGCCATGCGTCTCGCTTAGTGATCGCGCCCGGCTGGTAAGCGTGATCGCCCTGACCAAGTTGGAAGTTTACCATGCTGTGCTGGCCGTTGTAGGTTGCACCTTGCAAGAACGTGATGACATCCGCACCGCTGGCGGCTGCCTTCAGCAACTCCTCAACGTAGGTGTCGGCGATGTCGTCATCATCATCGACGAACGCGATGTATTGCCCACGGGACATGTCGAGCAGTGCCTGTCGCTTCGCACCGATGCTGCGCTTGCGATTATCACTCAGGATCAGATGCTCGACAGCATGATTCCCGATCTGCTCCTCGATGCTCGCCTGCAGCGATTTGAGTTGCTTCTCGCGTCCCGGTATCGTCGGTGTTAGTATGGATAGGATCATGTGTTTTTTTTCTAAAGATTGCGTCGTAGTTGTTCCAGTACGTCTTACTGTTCACTGGTCGCGGAGTGTCACCTTTGCCTGCGCTCATGGATTGGTTTGAGTTTTTGCATAAAACAAATCTTGCCCATTTGCCAAAATTTCCGTGTAGCCAAATCCATCTAGATACGCAGAAATTTTTTCACCGTCACTGCCCTTTTCGATGATAATAAGCTCCGGATCTCTCCTCTTGAGATCGATTGTGGAAAGTGCATCTAAGTCGTGTCCCTCACAATCAATCGCGATGAATTCAATTTTCTCCCAGTCTTCTGGAATGATTGATTCGGCGGTAACTACCAAGACCTCCTCGGATCGCGTCTTCAATCCACTAAATCGTGGGTCTGTGATTTTGCCTATGGTCGCCAGAGCGTCGCCATGGAAATCAGCGGTGTTGATGTCGCAAGTTTCCATCAATACGCGTCCGCAATTTGTTCCAACTGCCACGTTTACGTTGATTGATTTCCTGCTTTTTCCAAGTTTTTCAAAACTCGATGCAAGCGGTTCAATGCAAATCCCTTCCCAGCCTTTTTCCTCAAACCTTTTCGTGTTTGAAAAGGTCACTCCATCGAATGCACCGATGTCCAAATATCTGCCGTGCGTGATTCCTAGTTTTTCAAAAATGATCTCAGCTTCAAAGTCTTGCCATAGCTGCCCGTAATATTTCACGCCGCTGTTTAATCGTCGGAACGTCTTGCTGCCATACTCATAGCTGAGTGCTGAGTTGCTGCGAGCGTAGGTTTCATCCATCTCTGCTTTTCCGAACGCCGGGTGCAGATGCTCGATCACAATGTTCTTCGCATCTATAACCACGTTGTCGGCATAGGCGCGGTCGGTGAAGTGATTGTCCGAAAACACGCTGAAGAACTCGGGATGGAACAGATAGCCCTGCTGCTTGTACCGAGCGCGGGTCAGGATCGCCATGCACAGCAGGTTATCGGTTCGATGACCGTCGCTGACTGCCAGCACCGATGGCTTCGACGTGTCGCCGATCGCGTCGATGATCAGCTTGTCCCAGTGCATCGGCGGCTCCCAGTCGTCGCTGAGTTGGATGAGGATCTCGCCCTTCGCAAACCATGCTGCCTCGTTCCATGCCGCTACTGGGCCGCGCAGGTAGTTTATCACATGTCGGCAGGTCACGAACGGCCCGATAGTCTCGTCGTCCTCATCGAGTGCAAATATGTGTTCGATTGAGTCTGGGTCTGCCGCTCGGTCGAGCCATGTTGCCCTCGCCTTGTAGGCCATCGCTGGGCGACCTCGTGTAGCGTGAAGGAGGCTGATCTTTGCACCGTGCCGTGCAAAATGGTTCGCCTCGATTGCGTTCGCCTCCTCATTGCGGTCGTTCGCCCGGAGGCACATGCCACGCACCTGCACGCCTTGCCATCCGTAGAATTTCTTCCGGCTGTTCCACCACCAGGAGGATGGCTTCTGCAGGCTTGTCATGACTTCTGACCAGCCGAGCGCGAGCGGAAATTGGTTGGCTTTGAGCGACTCCATGGCTAGCTCAGCATAGGCTTCGCGACGCGCTGGATCGACCGCGATCGCTTGCAGGTATAACTGCGAGCGGGTTGCTGCGTCGGGTGACATCTGCCCCATGATTAGGAACGCCTCGTAGCGCTCCGGCTGCCCTGCGTCGGGAGCCATGCACAGCCTTGCGGCGGTTGCTGTCGCCTCCTCGATCTGACCCAGTGCTCGCTCGCTCTGCATCTTGTAGAACAACTGACTGCTGGTCAGCTCGTCATCTGGGATCGAGCGCAGGATGCGTAGGTTGCGCTCGTCGCTGGATGCTGCTCGCTTGCCGTGCGGCAGGTGCAAAATCTGAACCTTGTCGAACCGCGCCATCGGCACGTCTGGAGCAAACTTGAGCGACTCATGGATTGGGTTGATCCAGCGTGCCGCTCCACGTTTCCAGATGCGCTCACGATGCAGCGTGATGCCGTCGTCGGGGATCGCGTATGGCATAAGCACGCCTTGGATGTCGTCACCGAGCTGAGGCAGCATCTTGCGTATGGTCGCGCAGTCCTCCGGCGTGATCACGTCGTCGGTGTCGGCCCACATAATCCAGTCGCCGGTGGCGAGGTCGAGTGCTGCATTGCGAGCTGCACCGAAGTCATCGACGTGCGGCCAGTCTTGAACGTTGTGATGCTCGCCAGTTTTGCATCCGCGAGCTTCGGCGATTGCCAGCGTGCCGTCTGGCAACTGGTTGCCGCATGCTCTCACGATCACGATCTCGTCGGCGATCTTCTCAAAATGATCGAGGAACCGAGTGATGTATTTCTCAGCGTTGCCGACGATCACACAGAGAGACAATTTGTTTTTCATATTTGTGCGGTTATTGAAGCAGCATTTGTGGTGCTGGCAAGGCAAAATAAAACCGCCACCCCGGTTTCCCGAGATGGCGGCGAATGACTACAACCCAGAAAAATTAGGGAATGGTGACGATTGCAAGACCGAGAGTCAGCGCAGGCGTGAATCCGAACAAGCACTCGAAGTTGGCAAAGTGCTTACCAGTCGCGGTGTTATAGTGGCGACGATAGCCCATTGTGATGCCGTTCGATGCAGTGACTTGCTCAGCGGCGAGATACTCACCAGCGGCGAGTGGCTCGAGGTAGCGCATGGCGATTGCGATCGAGTCAGGATGAGCAACAAATCCGCCGAGCTTGGTCATCGCGTTAGCCGGGATGACGTTGCTTTCATAGATCGACATGCCAAGCAGACGAGGGATTTGACCGTCGCGAACTGCCTCTGCACCACCGTAGTTGAGTGCTTGAGCAACTCCGTTGGATGTGAGCAATCCGGTGTAGATCTCGCTGTCAGCAATGAAGCTAAGGCGGTCGGTCGGCACGTTGCGTTGAGCAAGTACTTTGCGAAGCGCACCCATCTGAGCGATGGTGTAATTTGCACCGGCGGTGGTCAGGATCGCTGCGCCGAAATTGGCAACAGTGATCGCACTCCAGATGTCGGTAAGCACAATGCGAGCGAGTGACTCACCGGCTTGGATTGCCAGATTGTCCATGACCGCTGCGCTGCTGTTGGCAACCTGCACGTCGGTCAAGTCGATCGATGCGATGCGGTGCTGATTGACACTTACAGTCGCGAATGTGATCGCACCTCCACCAACCTCATAGGATTGGTTGAAAGTCGTTGCTGTGATACCGCTGATGAGCGGGACAAGGATAGCATCACCTTTGCGACGAGCGTCGCCGCTGAAGTCACGGGTGAATGCATTGAGTGGTGAGAGCTTCGCCACGAAAGCCTGAAGGGCGATCTGTGTGAAGATTTTATCGTTTAAAGCAATGGATGCCATGATGTTTTATTGGTTGAAATTTTAAATTGGTTAGACTGCGTAGCGGTTTTTGTCGGAGAGAATTTCTGCCTTGTGCAGAGCAAAGTATTCGGCTGCCTCGAGCGGGGTCATGGTAGCCATGGCCTTGAGGTGGCTGACAGGTGCTTCGCCGTTGTCCCCGGCTAGCGCGACAGGAGCTGGATGACCGGTGCTGGCGAGCAACTCGGCTGCGCGAACGTTGACCTTGTCGTCAGTGACTTCGGTTTGCTCTTCGAGCTTCTCGACCTTAGTCTCAAGTTCTTTGACTTTCTCGATCGTTTCGACTGCTGACTCTTGCTCGGTAGCAAGCTCGGCACGAAGCTGGGCGATGACCTCGGCGTGACCGCTTAGTTCTGCGATCTGCGCTTGGGCGGCGGTCAGGTCAGCGCGAAGCGTGTCGTTCTCGGCGATGGCCGCTTCGATCTTGACGGCTTCGTCGTTGCCCGGGAATAGTTTTGAGAGAATGCTCATGCTTTTTGGTGCGGTGTCAAATTCTGCAACTTCTTTGCCGTCCTTCAGCACGACATCGACAAATCCATTTGCCTTTGCTTCGTCGGCAGTCATCCAAGTTTCTGCCATCATCATTTTGCGGATGTCGTCCTCGTCCATGCCAGATCGCTCGGCGTAGATGCCAGCGATCTCGGCGCTGATGCTTTCGAGTAAATGAGCCTGTTGCATGAGTGCGCGTGCATCACCGGCGGCGATTGTGCTGGCTTCGTGAATCATGACGCGGCTGCCTGCTGTCATCCGGCGTTTGTCGCCTGCCATGAGGATCACGCTGCCCATGCTGGCTGCCAGTCCGTTTACAGTCGCTGTGATCTCCACACCGCGTGCCGACATTTCTCGAAGCGCGTTGAAAATCCGCTGCCCTTCAAACACTGATCCGCCTGGTGTGTTGATCTCGATCTCGATGCCATCGATCGCGTCGTCTGCTTTGCACACGATCTCGCCGATGCACATCTGTGCTGCGACAGCTCGGCTGCCATAAAGTTTGTCGAGCTTGTCGATGAGGTCGTCGGCAGAATCTTTGGTCACGCCGCTGTTGAGTTTGACCTTGCCAAGTCGGTTGTTGATTTCGATTTTCATGATAAATTGTTTGAAGATTGATCGCCATTGTGTGCCATCTCGTTTGGGGTCAGCATCGACATTTCGCGATCCTCGATCTCTACGCCGTAAAGTAGTTCTGCATTGCGAGCTGCAAGTTTCCGCAAAGCAACCTCCTGCGCGCGCTCGGTGTAGTGGGCTTCTAGGGTCTTACCGCGCATGCTGACAATGTCGCGCATGTTTGCTGCACCCATCTTCCAGAGCTGCTCTAGCTCCTTGGTGATCCGACCGTCGTCGATCGTGAGCTTCGGCGGGGTCGAGAACTCCCACTGATACCAGTCGGGCGACTGCGGTAGGTCGCCGCGTTTCATTGCCTTGGCGATGGCATAGCCACACAGGCGCTTCGCCGCGTAAAATAGTAGGTCTTGTCGATCCTCGACCGACCGTTGCGCCATGGCGATTTCGGTGCGCTGGGCCGTGCCGCCTCCGGCTGCGTGTCCTTCGTACAGTGCCATCGGCCAGTTGAGACCAGCAAACGCACCTTTGAGCAGGCGGTTGTGAAAATCGAGAAACGGGTTGCCGGGTCGATTGTTGACCAGCGTCTCAATCTTGCCGCCGCTGTTGCTGCGGAAATAACGCACCGTTCCGCCGTCGAGCGACTCGACTGTCATGCCCTTCGATGTTGCTGTGTCGCCGATCAGTGCGTTGTATGGGTCGTCGAGGTCTGGGCCGCCCGTGTCGTTGTACTCAACGAGCGAGATGCTGCTCATTTGTAGCATGGCCAAGCGCTCCCACTCGGTGCTTTGGATCATGTCCCTGCAGTCGTTTATGCAGTGGGTCAGCGCGGTCAGTCCGCGTGCTTGGTATTGATACTCGGGATCGAACAAGTGGATGACATTCTGCGCCGGCAGCCATTGATCTAGCTCGCCTTTTTTATCACAAAACGCATATTCTTTTGCCTCGCCGCTCGGGAAATAGGTGATACCGTCTTGCAGCATGGCGCCTCGATACATCTGCCCGTCGGTAAATCCTCGCGGGGTCGCGATCCGGTGGCTGGGTATGCCTTGATACTGCGGAAAGCCAGTAGCTGTCTCGGTCAGTAGAATAAAAATTTCGCCGTCAACGTCGATGCTGGTCGAGAATCCGAATAGGTTGGTCTTGAGGTCGTGCATGCCTCCACGCCCGTCACCGATCGGATAGAAGCTGTCGATCAGAAACTTGGTGGCAGCCATACCGAACGCCTCGTCACCGCCAGTATAAATCGGGACGAACGCTCGCCCGACGGTATACATGCCGCGCTGGTTGATCGCATTTTTGATCGGCCCGAAATTTAAATAGATCCGCCGTGCATGACTCTGCAAGGTCACGCGATCCATCGCCGGTACTAGGTCGCTTATGTCTTTTTTCTCGACCGGCTCATAAGGACGCAGACGCGTGTCCTGCGCCGCTCGTGCCGCCTTGTAACTGATCTGCCTGCCGAATTGGTCGAGTATTGCCATGGTGTCCGTTGTTAAAATCGACCGAGCGACCGGCTGCTGCTAGGCACAAATCCGATGCTCAAATATTCCATGGCCATCCGCAGTGCGGTCTGCCGCTCCGTTTCGTTTAGACCGACCAATTTCGCCATCGTCACGCCGTTCTTGGTGGCAGACGTAATGCTGTCCATGCCGCCTTTTGTGAGCGCTCCACCCATCGCCGCGTCAAACGCAGTCTTGATTCCTGCGATCCTCTGTGGGTTGCAGTGAGCGTAGTGGAATAAATTTCTCGCGACTTCTCGGACGTTGGCAGCCATCGACTAGGCGACCATGTCAAACATCGAAGCCGGGGATAATCTTCAGCATGAGCGCCGCCACGATCTGCATCGCCTCAACGTCCCACGCATGGTTGTTGTTCCGCGTCCTAGTCCAGCGATACTCGACCTGCTTGGTCTTGGAGTTGGTAACCTCTTTTTTAATCTCGCTGTCAATCTGTTTGAGGAAATCCACCGACACGTCATCTGGGATGTCCCACGATCCAGCGATGCCGGTGCGATGCGCGTGCAGGATATCTTTGATCCGGTCGCTCGCCCAGTGCGCATACCGAGCTTTCCCGCCGCCGCTGGCGGTCGCATCTTGAAATCGAGTGAACGGCCTATGGACGATGTCCCCATTTTGCTTCTTGTACGCGAACGACTTCTGGCCGCTACCGTGCAGCGCCGTCCAGTTCATGCGAGCGCAGGCTGAATAGACTTGGTCGGTGTCATAGCCAGCATCGACGAAGACCATCTGCGGCTTGATCTGGTAGCGCAGTGCTAAGTCATGCACGCCGTCGAAAGTCTCGATCCTGCCATACCACAACAGCATCGACTCGCCGCTTGCTCGCCATGCTCGAACGCCAGCCCAGAAGTGATCGCGTTGTTTGTCGACGGTGAGGAATCGGTGTGCCTCTTCCTCGATCTTCTGCTTTTCGGTGTACTCGGCAACGAGGTAGCCGTTGCCGACTAGCGCCTCGCGGTTGTCGGTCAGATCCTCCTCCCATGTTTCTGCTAGGCGTTTCTGGATGAACTGCCGCAGCGGATCGACGTTGCCGACGCGCATCGCAGCCTTAGCCTCTAGCCACAGCAGCACGATTTCCCAGAGCGGCTTGCGCCAGTTGGCTAGGACGTTGTAGTGAAACCCGACGTGACCCGGCATGCCGACCGCTGTCGCCACATAATGCCCAGCCTCAGCCAGCGCTCGACGTGGTTGCGGTGAGTCAGCACACGTCCAGTCGCAGTCGGCATTGTCGCATTTCAGTTGCGCCATCTGCGCTCGTGCCAGCGGCTCCAAAGTCTCGTCCTCGTAGCCGATGACGTTGCACCATTTCCACGGCTGCACGATGTTGCAGCTCGGGCAGGAAAAGCTGAACTCGCGCTGGTCAGAATGTCCCCATGCTTTGTCGAGGTCATCGCCCTTCACGCCTGCTTGCGACAGAATAAAGAACTGCCTGTTCCACCGATCGTGCAGTCGCCCGCGTGCTTCGTTCAACATGCCGGGGCGATACTGCCACGCCTCATCACAAAATACCCTGCGCATCGACTTTGATTGCAAGCCGCTCAGGTTGGCTCCGGTCAGGAACAAGCTCATCGACGGGAACAGGATTTCCATTTTCCGTTTCTTGTGCCGGTCACGCGGCAGCAGGGCAGCAGTTTCCGCCGTGTTCATAATGGCGTAATCCATCCGCGTCTCGGCCCAGTCTTTTAAGTCGTCATCGGTCTGACCGACTAGTAATGTCGGCCCCGGGTCTTCGGCGATGATATAGCATAGCCCCGCCTCCATGAATGTCGTCTTGCCAGTTCCTATCGGCGCGAGATAGACGACCTCCTTGACCTCGGGATCGGCGACGATGTTAAGCGGTTCGGTCTGCCACGGTGCGTTGACCGTCGAGTATTTCGGTGTCAGTCCGTCGAGGATAACAACGCGATCACTTGCCCATTGGGCAGGCGTTAGGTCGCTGGGTGGCCGAAAGTTCTTGAAAAATGCCCGCTTAATGCGACGGGATTTCTCCAGAAATTGGCGCTTTGATTCGCTCACCTTCATCATAAATAATCTGGATGACCTGCGCGGATTTCTCTGCGATCAGTCGCTTCATAGCGGATGCGTCCAGCCCTTCAAGCATTGGCGGCAGGTCGGCTTCCATCCGCTTGATTGCGTTGCGCACAACGGCTGCGATGCCGTCCATGCCGTCTTCGATCTGGGCGATTGAGCAATACCGTTCCTGCTCGACCTCGAGCGCGTAGCCTCCGCGAAGCGCATCAATCTGCACCTTCAGCGTCCGAGCGTCGTTGTAAGTTCGTGCCGCTTTGACCTGCCGCACCAGCTCCTCCAACTCCTGCGGGTCGCCGCTCGTGCCGCTGCGCTCCATGTGGCTCGCGCCCTCGGTCTTGGACTTTTGCAGGAACTCGATGTAGCCACGCACGCTGCGCCAGAGATCGAACTGGTTGCGCTCGGTCTTAAAGATGATCCCATCCTTGGCAAGCTGCCCGATCCGTGCGCTCGTCAGGTTGAACAGACGGCAGAGTTGCGTGGTGTCCGCCTGCGCTGCCTTGGGCGCGGCAGGCTTCGGCGGTGCCGGTGCGGTCTTCGCGGCCTTCTTCGCTGGTGACTTCTTCGCGCTCATGGTTTGGCTGCCTTCATCTCATCGAACGTCTTGCCGCTGGCTTCGTGGATCGCCTGCTTGCCTGCGAAGGCTTGCCAGCGGGTGACGATCACGTCGCAATACTTCGGGTCGAGTTCGATGAGGCGTGCGTGTCGGCCCGTCTTATGGCAAGCAATGAGCGTTGATCCTGATCCGCCGAAGAGGTCGAGAACTGTGTCTCCATGCTTTGATGAGTTATTTATCGCTCTCTCAGGAAGCTCTATTGGCTTCTGAGTCGGGTGGTAATCGTTTTTGCCAACTCTCTGTTCTTCCCAGACAGTTTTTTCATCGGTAGCTCCGAACCATTGCGGAGAACATCCCTCCTTATGAGCGTAGATGCACGGCTCATAGTTAGGGATATATTGAGACATGAAGGCACCGAGTCCAGAACGCACCTTGTACCAACACAAAACAGCACGTACTTTAAGCGTGAGGCGTGAAAAACTCGCAAAAGTTTCGACAGCTTTTCCATTGGCATACCAAATATAAAAAGCTGCATGGTCATGTGAAAATATCTCAGCACAAGAAATCGAAGCATGAAAAAGATCTGTGAGTGAATCGCCTTCTAGTGTGTCATTTTTAATGCCTTGTCGTTTCTTTTTGTTGTGTCCTCCTTCATAATCCACTCCATACGGAGGATCGGTGAATACCATGTCTGCCTTCTGTCCTGCCATCAGTTTCTCGACCGCGTCGATGCTGGTCGAGTCACCGCACAGCAACCGATGATTCCCGATCACCCACACGTCGCCCAGCACGCTCACCGGATCAACCGGAGGCTCCGGGACCTCGTCGGGGTCGGTTTCGCCCTCGGTCGTCTCCGCCATGAGGTCGCCCAGCTCGGAATCATCGAAGCCGATCAACGATAGATCGAAGTCCTCGTCCTTCAGCTCGCCAAGCTCCAGAGCCAGCATCTCCTCATCCCACCCGGCGTTCAGCGCGAGCTTGTTGTCGGCGATGATGTAGGCGCGGCGCTGGGTGTCGGTCAGGTGCGCCAGGCGGATGCACGGGACGGATGCCAGCCCTAGTTTGCTCGCGGCCATCACTCGACCATGACCGGCAATGATGCCGTTCTCGCCGTCGATCAGGATCGGGTTGGTGAATCCAAACTCGCGGATGCTGCCCGCGATCTGAGCGACTTGAGCTTCGGAGTGGGTGCGCGTGTTCCGGGCGTAGGGGATGAGGTCGGCGGTGGGTAATTGTTCAATTTTCATGCTGGAAAGTAAAACGGTTGTTTGATTTTTGACTCATGGGGATCGAAAGGGATGAGGCGGAACTCCGATCCCCCCCCCCTAACGGGAGCCTCCTTACCGGGGGGGTGGTCATTGGTCGCCTAATAGCTCGCGGATGCGCTTGGCTTGTGCCTCGATCGGCTCGACGAGTGCCAGTGCCTTGGCCAACCGGTCACGATCCCAACGCTCGATCTCAGGCGCCATCTTGCGTTGCCACAGCGCAAACGATTGACAGATGCCCTCGATGGTCACGATCGCTCGGCTCTTGTCCTCTGGGTTAAGCGCAGGCTTGTCGGGCTTCGGCTCGGGCAGACCTAGGGCCATCTCCATCTGCATCTCTGCATCGGCGACGTAGTCCACTCCCCATCGTGCGCTTGCGTAGTCACGCGACTGTCGTAGCCATAGCC